CGTCTTCATCTGACGGCAATACCCAACCTCGATACTCGTTGTACGCCAGCCGGTTCATCGCCACAGCAAGAATGATTTTGGTGCCAATAAGTCGTTGCATTGGTCTTCCCTTTTAATTGGTTAGCAGGATTGCAGATCAAGCGGTGTCACGATGGCAATCACGCATGGCTCATCGGAAAACCGCTTCGTGATGTGGTGGTCGACTACCTGGCAGTCATCGACCCACACGGCGCCGGTAAATCCGTCCTCGATCGCCTTCAAGCAGTTCGAGCTGTCGGGCTTCTTGGTCGGGACAACGGCGCCAAGCCTTGCAGCCTCCTTGCGTTTCTTGCTCCATGATTCCGGAATTGGATAGAAGAGTTGCAACTTCAGTTCGACTGGCCCGGTGATGAGCGGCCTCCCCTGCATGCTCAGCGAGGCCTCTCTCCCGCAGTGCGCCTCATATTCGACAGTCTCCTTCGGCATGTAATTGACCGCGAAGCCGCCACGAACCGTCGAGCGAACCGATTGCTTCCCGAATGGCGCTCCAGGGATCAGGATGAAAACCTCAGACATCCGGCGACTCCTTGCGCATGGCGGCGTCAATGGCCGCGTCGAGATCTTCGCCATTGATTACTAGGTTATCAGGCGTTCTCCCGGCGAATATGCCTCCCGGATGGATGGTGTCTAGATCACGCGACCTCAACCACTGATACCGTCCGGCGTCCTTGCGCATCGACGCGTTCTCGGCGATCAGGGCTAGAACGTCTTCTGGCTTGCAGGTGGTATGGAACCGTGCGTTTGCAACCCAATTCCCGTCATCGCGGGCATTCATGTAGATGTGATGGCCGCCCTTGCTGGCAGCATCCGCAGCCTTTTCTAACTCGCTGTAATCGTTCATCTGGTCTATCTCCTGGTCTTTATCGGTCAATCGCCGGTCTGTTTCGAAGCGCTCGCAACGCCATCCCGGAAGCCTTCGGCAGCGGCCGTCGTCATGTCGACAGCGGTGAACCCAGTGGGCTGATGCTTGCCGGGGATCGGCTCGCTCGGCCCCTGCTCACTCTTCGCGATGTACTGCTCCACCGTCTGGGCGGCGCATGACTTGCTCACGGCGCCGAGGACTGACATTGCCAGGGTTGGCCCTGCCGCATGGATCATCGCGCCAGTAGCGCAAGCCATGAAGCCGGCGAACAGTGCTGACAGATCTTCAGCGGATTCAATCCCGTGGCGCTTCACGCAATCGAAGAAGCCATCGGCCTGGGCATTCCACATTGCTTTGCCCAGTTCTACGCGGCTGTCGAGTTGTTCAGTCATTTGCATTTCACTCCCAATTCTTCAATTGCCTTGATGGCTGCGCATCGGTATTCCGGGCCGTCGAAGTAAGTTGTCCCGGCGTGCGGGTATTCGAATTCGCTATCAGCCGCTGGCAGTTCGATCTCTACCGACCCGATCGCATCGCACCAGGTCCGATAATTCTTCGCGATCCCCGGAAGTCGATACCCGGAGCCGTCGGCATGCCGGTACTGAGCCAAGGTTTCAACCGGCACGTCATGCCGATCCGCCCAGTTCTTTTCGAAACTTTCCATCCTGTTCATTTGATCACCATGAAAACGAAAATGGTTATGAAGTTGCTGAGCGCGGCGCCGAACACGAAGCAGGCGATGCGGTCGATTATTTGCTTGCGGCGCTGTTCGATTCGTTCGGCGTCCATGGTCAACTCACTTTTGCGTTAGGCCAGATCACTCGCGCGGCGGCGAGAGCTCCAGCGTGGTCAAGTTCGCCGTCGAGCAGAACCATCTGGAATGGCCTGTACCCGGCGACGATGATTGTCCAAGTGCGCTTCTTCACCCTCGGCCGCACTTGCAGTCTTGGATGTGCGCGTCGTTTGTGCACAGCTCAAAGTCAGGCTTTCTGCCCAGCGGCGGCTTCCACAGCTGGCCTCCGTGATCGGTGTACCCCAGTCGCTGGAGCGTGGCCACCGCTGAATTCGAATGGCGGCCGGCCATGTACAGTTCCGCAATGGCCAGGCGCTGCCCAACGATCAGCTGCTCCTGATGAGCGATCACGGACTGGGCGTCACGCAACTTCTCGTCCAGTGAGTCGCTGAGCTTTTCGGCGTCCATCAGGTCTTGACGGTCTCGCAGGTATTGCTGATGGATCTCGCCGCTCTCAAAGGCGCGGATCCGTGCGTGAAGCTTGCCGCCCTCATCGCGCCAGTGACGGAGGTTGGTCTGGCATTCGCGGAGCTCTTCGCCGGCCAGCTTTAGCGCCTGGTCCTGGGCGAAGCACTTGTGATCAACCGCATGCAGCCGGCCCTGGATATCGTCGCGCTCTTGGGTCATGCGCCCCAGCGCCCCGAACGCACGGCACAACTCTTTGCGCTGCTCTTCGAGGTGAGCCTCAAGCGAATCCTGAAAAGTTTTGAACAGATGGGTTGAGCCTACCATGTGCTCGAACCTTTTGAGGTCGGTATACATCTGGCGCTTGGTCTGTTCGATTGCATTGGTCATGGTCTTTTGCTCAGTGTCTGCGCTGGAAGCGCGATGGATTAAGTTCGCCGGCTTGCTCAATCAGAACCAGCGCCAGCGGCGTCAAGAACAACGCCAGCAAGGTCAGGCCGTTCGGCCAGTGCCAGATCGCTAATACCGCGGCGATCAGGACGATGATGCGGATCAGAAGGTTCATCGGATCACTCCCTTCGCTTGGTGATGCCCGCGCTTCTGCGAGCCGTCTTGCTCTTGCTCTCGCTTGGCCTTTTGCTCAAGCGCCCATTGCTCGTATTTCTTTGCGAGTTCTCCGCGGCGTGCTTCATGTTCACCTCAGTCGAGCAGTGACGTGCTTGCGTATGATTTCGCCTTGGGTGGCGGGGCTTCGTAATCGTCCTTCAGGTCACTGAACGAACTGTACTTGCCCTGGTAGCGAACCTTCTGCGTGCATGGTTCGATGTCCCGGGCAACCCCGATGATGATCTCGGCCACGCCGCGGTACTCCGTGTTCTCGTTGTAGACCTCATCCCGGTACACGAAGATGATCATGTCGGCGTCCTGCTCAATCGATCCAGAATCGCGCAGGTCTGACGGGATAGGCCTCTTATTGGGGCGAGCCTCAAGCTGTCGGTTAAGCTGGCTGAGCGCGATCACAGGGACTCCCAGCTCCTTTGCCAGAAGCTTCAGCTGCCTGGTGATCTCACTAATCCGCTGTACCGCGTTCGCCCGACTGTCCTCGACATCCACAAGCCCAATGTGGTCAACCAGGATCAGATCCAGCCCGTGCTTCATCTTGTGCCGGCGAGATACAGAGCGTATGCGGTTGATCGTTGCGCCTTTGCGGTCGTACAGAACCAGCCCGGACTTGGCGATCTTCGACGAAGCGGCCAGCAATTCGTTGGGGTGGCTCGACATCGCCGAACCATCCTTCAGCGCATTCAGTGGGATCGACCCAATCGACGACAGCGACTTGTCCATCAGCTGCTGGTTCGACATCTCCAGGCTGAAGACCAGAACCTGCTTGTCGCAATGAACGGCGTTGTGGTCAGCAATGTTCATGGCGAAGGTCGTCTTGCCCATCTTTGGGCGACCCGCGACGATGATCAACGCCTCCGGCTTCAGCCCCATCAGTTTCTTGTCGAGCGATTCAATGCCGGTTGTCAGTCCGTCGATTGCGCCGCCGAGAGTTTCGCGCCGCTCCAGCTCGTCTACGTGTTTCTCAATCGCCTCCTTACCGGTAATGGTCTCGCATTCGCCAGAGCCTGAAGTAATCGAGCTGATCTCGGCCTGGGCCATGGCGATCTTGTCCTCGGTACTGCTGTCGCTCCCGGCGATTTCGTTGATGTTGTAGCAGGCCGCCATCAAGGCCCGGTCAATACTGCGCTCGACAACAGTCGCGGCGTAGGCCTTGGCGTTGGCTGCGCTTGGTGTGTTGTGGTGAAGCTCTGCCGTGTAGGCGAAGGCCGGCGATCCATCCCCAAGCATTCCTACACGCTCTCCGACGGTCAGGAAGTCCACGGGGCTTCCGCTGCTGCGAAGATCCATGATCCCCCTGAACACCAGCCGGTTATCACCAAAGAAGAAATCAGCCTCCTTGAGCTCTGAGGCCAGAATGTCGATCAGCTCTGGCTTGATCAGCATTGCCCCAAGGACTGCCTGTTCGGCCTCTTGGCTGTATGGGTCTCTGATCATTGTGAATAGTTCCCCTCAGCGACCTTTTTGAAGTTGGCTGGCTTCATCAACCAGTCGAACGCCAGCGTTTTGTTCTCAAGAAGAAATTGGCTTTCTTTCACGACTTTGAAATAGCGCTCCCAGAATTCAACACTTTGGAATTTTTTATCTTTATTCCAAATAGAGCGAATAGCTTTCTTCCTTGCCTCATCCCTGATCTTGACCTTTGGCTTGTTAGGAAGGACTTCCTCATAGACATTGAAAATGTCGTCAAAGGGTATTTGTGTAATCTCTGTTGTAGTCTCTGGATGAAGAAGAGGCGGATTTGATCCTATGGATGGTGCGGATTTGACCTCATCGTAAAGGGCAAAACAATCATCATTGACCGTGTAGTAATTCGTCCGGTCATGCTTCGCCTTGTTCAACTGTTCAACCAAGATAAGACCCTGCTTGCGCAAAGAGATCATCGTCCGCTTAACAGTCTCTTCCGACCAAAACGGAAACTGCTTAACCCAATTCGGGTACGTGTTGTAGATCCATCGCTTCCCGTCAAACTCAATCCCTGATTCTGTTTCGGTTACCCAGTACGAAATCTGCTGCAAAGCGATTGCTTCGTTCAGCCCAACCCGTCGAGCAAGCTCTGGGTTGAACAGTAGCGGCCTGAATTTTAGGAGAAGGTTCATTTCAACTCCCATCCGCTTCTTGTGTGAGAGGCTGGATAGCGGTGATTTGCCAAATATTCAGCGATCGCCATAGCTTGGTTGAGACTGATCTCCAGCACACACAAAGACCGGCCTGTGTCGCCACGTATTTCTATTCGCACGCTCTGAGATCCAGAAGCCATAACAATTGCTTCCCCGTCCCCCGTGATATCTACCCTCATGATCAGTCCTCGCCGAGCGCTACAAATTCGCTGACTTTCATATCCAGAGCGTCTGCCAAACGATTCAGCATCTCGGTCCTGAATTGCCCGCTGGCAATCATCTTGGTTACGTTTGGTCGGCCACAGCCAAGCTTCTCAGCCAGGACTGCGCGGGTGATGTTTTTCGTTTCGATGGCTACGCGAATTGATTTGCCGAGATCCATGCCTTTCTCCAATGGGTGATAAACGGTGTGCATGCCCATAGTATTGACGGTCAATGAATTACGCAACCCATTTGGGTTTTTTAGTTTCCTGAGCAGTAGACGAGCGGTTGTTGCGTCATTGGGAGTCAGACCCATACTTAACGAACCAGGCATTGGCCTGTGCCGCAGAAGTAGAGAGCTTCAGGACGACGACTCAGGCGGCGAGACATCAGACACACAGCAGGTGAAACACCATGACCAACCAACTGACCAAAATATTCAAAGCGATCGGCGGCCTTGACACAAAGAAGGCTGCGCTTGACGTCAAGAAGGAAAGCCTCGGCGCGGAGATTCTTGCTTACCTGGTAGAGAAGGGATGCAAAACACTCAGCCAGGCGAACGAGCAATTCGATATCGCCAAGCAGGAGAATGGATGGACAAAAGGAGCTGGCCGACCAAAGGCCGGATCTAAGGATAAGTCTGTGCCGCCGACGGTGAAGAATTACATAACGTATTTCCGGCGCGCTTATGAGGCGCAGCTTGACGTGCTCCGCTTCAAGACTGTCGGAGAGATGCGCGCCGCAGTAGCGGAGATGCGTACCGCCCAGCGAGAACTTCGAGACAAGCCGGAATCGCTGATTGGCGTACAGGTGACCAAGGACGACGTGTTGACGGGAAATCTGGTCCACGACATCTACGCGTGCATCAAGGCGCTTTCACCGGAGGATCGCGACGACATCGAAGTCAAGCTTCGCCGCGTTCTGGCCCAGGCCGTGAAAAAGGCCCCGCCCGAACTGAAGCTTGTTGCTTGATCAACTCTAGGGCGAAGAAAGGCCGGCCACCACACCGGCCTTTTCTTTTCTTTAAATTCCGCAATGGCGCATTAAGAAAACCAAACAGGATCTGTAATTATCTGTTGACGCAACATCGGCTCGCGAATATAGTCCATCTCACACCACGGCAGACCAGCCGGAAACAAACAACGGAGCAAGACGCGATGAAATACCGCATCCAGATTCAACAAGTTTTTGGCGGCAACTGGTCCAACATTGAAGAGGCCAGCAAGCACGCCGAATGGCTGCAAAAAGACGACATCAAACCGCGTAACCGTGTGCAAGGCTTGGCCGCTTTGGAAGAGCAAGCGAACCTTTATAAGAACGGTGCGCCGCATCGCCTTGTAGCGCTGCACTCAGACGGCACCTTCGAGGTTCATTACACGATCACACGCGGCACCGCCTTTTTTCCGGCATAACCAACCCCACCCACCTCAAGCCCCTTAATTGGGGCTGAGTCAGTGCAAGTAGATCACTTTTTTGATCATCAACCTTAGAGGAAAACCCCATGACATCGCCGACCAAAGATCGGCACCACAGCTGACCGCAAGCCCGCCAAGTGCGGGCTTTGCCAGTACCAAGACCAGCGCAAGGAGCAAGACCATGATCCCCGCATCCGGACAATCCCTGATTGATCTTCACCTCGATATCGCCAAGACCACTCCGAGCGACGAATACGCCGAAGAGTCGCTTAAGACCGCTGAGTCGATGTTCTCTTACGCTTGCGCCGTGAACCACATCTCGCCGGCCGAGTATTCGAACCAGCTGGTCATGACTAAATTGATCCGTGCCCAGCGCACTAACCGTGCTGCGGCTCGCGCTTGAGCTGACGGCATTCATGGTGATCGCGGCGCATGTCGTGGCCGGGGTCATCGCTCTACACCTTGAGGGATTTTTAGGATGAGTATCGAACTCGGATACTGCGAAGGAGATACCTGTAATCGTGAAGGTTGCGACGGCGTAATCCAGATGCGTAAGGCTGATGGCTGTAGCTGTCACATCAACCCTCCTTGCTCTGCATGCACAGCGCCGAGACAGTTCTGTGATACATGCGACTGGGACGAAGCAGACGAGGAAGTCCCAGAGCCAGAGCCTTACAAGGGCGAACCTTGGAAGCCAGCGCCGCCGCGACCTCTAGACCCTACCCGTGTTGACTGGCGCCACATCCCGCACACGCACTTCACCATGATCAAAGAAGGCGTCTACCCCGAGCACATGACGCGGGCTGAAGTGGAGAAGGAGGTTGTCGGAACATTCGGCGGACGCTTCGAGTACTTCGGCGGCGGAAGATTCAAATACGTTGCATACACGGACTGAGGACGAACAATGAATATCCCAATCATCGCCGGAAGCGCGTCACTGCTCGCCGCTGCAATCCTCGCCATGGGCTACAAGGACTTCCAGTCTGTGCCATGGCATCGATCCCCGTGCCGCATTGACGGTGTCTGGCATGCGACGGTGCGCCATGCGTAGGTCGCGTGTCACAGCGGCGGATCTATGGGTGACCGGTCTTCTGGTCGGCTGCATGCTGGTCGGCGGTTACCTGGGGATCTTCTGATGCGGCCATCGAATCGCGTGTACATCGGAGGCCCGCCCCTTGATCCGCCAGAAGACCTCGTAATGGTCAATTGTACCGAGTGCCACAAGAGCGCCTATTCGGCTGAGTGGATTTCTAACCATGGTGATTGCCCGAGATGCGGAAAGCCGTATGCCGGGAAACAGAGTGAGGATTGATATGAGCGATCAAAAGCCACGCCGCGTTACAGCAAAGGTCACCAGGGTTGTTACTGAGTGGGCAATCGTCCTTCTCGACAGAGTTGGAAACGTCGAGGAGTTCGAAGAGACGCTCGAAGAACTTGAATGCGGCGAAGTGCTTGAGCTGCATAGCATTCGGTCAATTCACAGCGTTCACCCGTGACCTGTCTCGCCTGCTGGGCTCTTGCATCAATAATCGTGGCAGCGCTGACGTGCCGCCTGTTTCATAACGGACTATCGGAGGTTTGAGCCGTGAAGAAAGTCGACGATATCGCCGAGGCCCGGAAGAAGCGCGAAAAGCAAAAGGCTGATGAAGAATATAAACAGGCGCTTCAGAGGGTTCTAGAGCGCGCAAATAAAACTGATTGGTAGGAGATGATGAAATGAGTGATGTGAAGAACCCTATTCTTGGATATGCCGACAGCTATAGGCAGATGGCACGAGTTGCCAAAGCCGAAGGCCGGCATCAGATGATCGACATGTTTTCCGTGGTTACAGACCTTGAGCGGAACATTGCGCCACTGTTTACCGCCGCCCAATCCGAACTCTCTGCGCTGCGGGAAGAGCTGGCCATCAAGACTGAAGCCTATCAAGGCGCTCATATGATGTGCACCGATCTCAAGGACAGCCTGACAGCCGCCGAGCAGCGGAATGCGACCTTGATCGCGTCAATCGTCGCACTGCCTGATGAATTCAAGGAGCTGTCAGGCTGCGAGAACACGGCCGGCGTCTACGCCTGCATTGACTACATCAGCGACTGGGTTGCCGAGCTGACCAAACCCACCGAATCGGGAGCAAGCTAATGAGCATTGCAGCGCATCGGTTCGACAACGAAAAACGCAGGCGCCCAGACCATCACGCACGTCAGGCTATGGCTACGCCGGCTTACGCGCTCGAACCGATTCGCGACCTTTTAGGGGGTATAGGACTCGACCCGTGCACTGATCCAGACAACCCCACCAGGGCTGAATACTTCTTCCATTTGCCGGAAGATGGCTGCGATAAAGAATGGATCGGCCATTCAGTATTCTGCAACCCGCCTTATGGAGAAGCTCGCGATAGATGGGTTGATAAGTGCATTGCCGTCGGTAAAACAAAGCCGGTAGTCCTTTTGATCCCGTCGCATACAGACACCCGCACTCTTCAGCGCGCAATGCAGAACTGCACCAGCGCACTATTTTTCAAGGGGCGATTGAAGTTCGGGGTGTTGCGCGACAACGGACGTCAAGAGGCAGCATCACACGGCAGCGTTGCGCTCGGTTTTGGCGTCGATTTAACCCCTCTTGGGTTTCTTGGGAAGGTATTCAGAAATGACTAATAATTTACTCCGTTGCCCGTTTTGTGGTGGAGAAGCTGGCGATCATGATCACGGGCAGGAATACTGGGTTAAGTGCCAAGCGTGCGGATTCCTATCGGCGCAAACTACTGACCGCGCAACTGCCGACGCCCTGTGGAATCGACGCGCCCCTGTCGTCGAGCGCCAGCCGGTGGCGCTGATCACTGAGGCGCCTGATTGCATCAAACCTGAAATGCGTCCGGCGTGGGTTGACGGCTGGAACAGCGCGAGAACAGCGCAGATGAACACCACCCCGCCCGAACTCGCCGAACTGCAAGCCACCATCGCAGATTTGACAGAAGAGAACGCCCGGAACGCCTCCGACTTGGTTCAGGTGAATGCGATGCTTGACGATGCAGAGAAAGAGGTAGATCGGCTTAAATCGGAAATCGAGCGGCTGAAGGGTGGGCAGGGTGAGCCGGTAGGTCGTGTCTCCTATATCGGGAGTGGTTTCGTTAGGGTTAGAACTACTGAATGCCTCGCGATGGAGCAACCGCTCTACGCCTCGCAGCCCGCGCCGGTATCGGTTGCAACCTACGACGACGGGTTCGCAGATGGTTTGAGTGAGGCGTCACTTAACCTCGCCGCTCCGGTATCGGTGGTGCTTCCAGAGCGCATGCCAATGCCGCACTCATCAGACTTTATTGGCTGCCCTCATACATACGCCTCTGAGGTCGATAAAGCTAACGCGCATAACGCCTGCCTCGACAAGGTCAAGGAGCTGAATCAATGATCGACTTGAACGCACTGCGCGCCGAAGTCCAGATGGCTCAGCAGTCCGGGCGGAAGATGTGCACGATCGCCACGGACGAACTCGACTCCCTTCTGAGTCGCGCCGTGACCCTGGCCACGGTTCAGGACATGATCCCGATGAGGATTGGTTTTGCAGCGCAGGAAGATGTGCACCTGATGATGCAGGGCGAGAAGTTCCGCATCGGGCTTCAGCGTAAGAAGGGGCCTCGCTACCAGGTTGAAGTGCTTTGCGCGTATCTACCGGACGGCCGAAGAAAAGCTCCGAAAATTGATTTAAATCGGTTGCTCGAAGAGGCGGATTGAAATACAGTTCGCTCCGTCAAGGCCGTGGAACGCTGAGACAAAGTAAGACCAGATGCCGGGGATTGAAACCCATGAAGTAAGCACCGTTCTCCTGATGATCAAGCCTCCCCGGCACTGGTCGATCTGAAAGGAGAGTTCCACCGGTGCTTAGCTTGATGGGTTTTTTTGTGGCCCGAGGAAAGTGAAATGTCCGAATTGATTGAGCAGAACCAGCAGAACCAGGTTGCCATTACCACCCAGCAAGACAACAGCATCATGGCCGTGATCAGTCGCGCCGCTTTAGACCCGCTGTGCGATATCGACAAAATGGAACGCCTCATGGCAATGCATGAGCGCATGCAGGCCCGCGAGTCTGAGACCGCGTTTAACGCCTCGATGGCCCAGATGCAAGTCGACATGCCAACAGTTGGCGAAGGCGGCATGAACAAGCACACCGGCAACGCGTACGCCAACATCGACGACATCAACAGGGCGATCAAGCCAGTGATGCAGAAGCACGGGTTTGCAGTGACCTTCAAGGTTGTTCACCTCAAGGAAGGAATCAGCGTCACCGGCATTCTGGTTCATGCTGCTGGCCACCGCGAGGAGACGACCCTCCTTCTTCCTGTCGATGCTGGCGCTGGCCGCAACACTGTTCAGGCCATTGGCTCTTCCGTTACCTATGGCAAGCGGTACGTCATGTGCGCGCTGCTGAACATCACCACGGGCGATGCGCAGGATGACGACGGCCAAGCAGCAGAAGACCCAGTGATCACTGGTCATCAGGCAAAGCAGATCGAAACCCTGCTGGCCAAGTGCAAGCCGAATGTCCGCGAGAAGTTCGCTGATATGTATGGGTCTTCCGACCAAGTCACCAAATTGAACTTCGACGGCGTAGTCGCCGGCCTGAAAAAATCCATCGCTAAAGCCGAGGCCGCGCAATGAGCATGCAGATCATCAGAGACCTTGAGCAAGGTTCGCCAGAATGGCACGCACTGCGTAGCGGGATCGTGACCATGTCGAACGTCGACTGCCTTCTGGTTGACGGCAAACACTCATCAGGGCTCGGAGCGGGTGCCTTTACGTACATGAACCAGCTGATCGGTGAGCGCATCTGCGGTGAGCCTGACGACTCGTTCCAGGGTAATCGACACACGGAACGCGGGCATCTTCTAGAAGATCAAGCTGGGGCTCTGTACGAATCCCAGACCGGCCTTGTTCGGGAGAAGGCGGCGATCATCTTGAACCATGAGTGCGGCTACAGCCCAGACTCGACGATCTATGACGACGGGCTTATCGAGATCAAAACCAAACTCCCGAAGATCCAGGTCGAAGTGATCTTGTCCGGCGAAGTTCCGAAGGAGCATATACCGCAATGCCAGGGCGGCCTCTGGGTATCCGAACGCGAGTGGATCGACTTCGTCAGTTACTGGCCAGGCATGCCGCTCTTCGTGAAGCGCGTGCACCGCGACGAGATGATGATCAAGAAGATGGCCGCACGGGTGAAGATCTTCTACGAGATCCTTGAAAAGCGCATGGATGTGGTTCTGGGGGCCTGACATGGAAACCAAACTCGAGACCGAGAACGACCGCGTACGGCTGATGGGGTACATCGAAGGCCTAGACCTTCGCCGCCCTCGGCATGTGAGCATCACCGACGAACTTCGGGACGATGTCCAGAACAAGATCCTGCACGCACGCCTGGCGGACATCGCCAAGCAGGTCGAGCACGCCGGTATGAAGTGGGGCCTCACTGTCTGGAAGCGCCTCTGCACCGCCGCCTGGCTGCGTGAGCGGGGCGCCTCGATCCAGATGATCCCAGCTATCGACGGCAAGGGCATTGATGTCTTGTACGAAGCCACCAGCAAGCTGAGCAAAAAGAAGTGCGCTGAATTAATTCTCTGGGTCGAGGCGTTTGGCTCAGAGCATCAGGTCAAGTGGACTCAGGCTGATCACTGGGAGGGCCGGTATTGAGCCAGAACAGAATCACCAAGGCAGCACGCGGCCGGGATTGCATGGTGCGCATCCCCGGCATCTGCAATGGCAACCCTGATACCGTCGTGTTAGCGCATTACCGGTTAGCGGGTACGTGCGGAACAGGCATGAAACCGAACGATCTACAGGGCGCATGGGCCTGCTCAGCTTGCCATGACGCGATTGACGGCCGGACAGATGCCAGCTCAATCAGGGATTACCGGATTTACCACGCGGAAGGATGCTTCCGAACGATTGACACCTTGGTCCGGGAAGGACTTGTAAAACTTTAATCAACCAGAAGGAAAGACCAGATGAATCTTGAACAGCGCACCATTATCGAAGCAGCAGAGAAAGAAGGCGTACCGGCATGCGAGCGCGATGCACGCCTCGTTGTTTATTCGATGGTGAAGGCCACCCGCGCCGCGATGGCGAAGTACGAAGTCGGCCTTAACAAGATGACCGAGAAGCAGCAGGACGCCGTGCATGGCGATCTTGAAGCAGCCTACAAAGACCTGGCGCTGTCGATTGCCCGGGCCATGGCGAGCGCCGGAACCCCTTCGGTGGTCATGGACTGCAAGGACCTGAAGATCGCCAACGGCACCTTTACCGGCATCGTCAAGGCCGACCAGAAGTTCTTCAACGAACTGATCAGCAAGGTCCAGGACAAGTCCGAAGTCGTGGTGGTTCTCTATGAACGCCAGTACGCCGACGCTCTGGACGCCATCGAATCCGACAAGGACCAGCGTTCTCTTCCGCTTGATGGCGAGAAGCCAGAGAAGAAGCCGCGCGCCAGCAAGGCCAAGGACGACAAGAAGGCTATCGAGATCGCTCCGAAGATGCTGGACGATGCCCGCGACTTCGTTGTCATCCAGCAGAACGCATCTGTCGCCGGCCTTCAGAACCTGCTGAAGATCGGTTACGAGAAGGCGATCGCAATCCTGAAGATTCTGGAAGGCGAAGGCCATGTGGCTTGGGTCGGTGACGACGTGAACGGTCAATACGAACTTGTCCGCCAGAAGACTGCGGTCGACAAGATCCTCGAAGAATCCGGCGATGCAGCTAATCCAGAAAACAGCGAGCCAGCCGGTGGCGCCGAACCGATCTCGTTCGACTCCGTCGACACCCTGACCGATGAGCTTTATGAGCGCATCAAGACCAAGGTCATCGCCGACCAGAAGGTCAGCGCTGGCGGGATCGCCATCTCGTTCGATTGCGACTTCGGTGTGGCCGAGGAAGCGGTCGAGCGCCTGGAGTTCGACGGCGTAATCTCCGAAGCTGACGAACTGGGCAATCAGGAAGTGATCCAGCAAGACGCATAACCAGACCGCAACACCGAAAGCCCCGACTTAACACTCGGGGCTTTTTATTGCTTGACGTGTAATACGTCGGCGTATAGATTGCGTACTACGTTCAACGGAGCAGAAACATGACTACAGAGAGAAAGCCAAGACCGATCAGGATGGATGACGAAGAGTGGGACGCCTTTCGCCGGAACCTAGGCAACGTCTGGCTTCGCAACCAGATAGCACGATCAATCAAGCGCGAGCAGCGCCAACCGACCGCACACAAGACCGAGGAATGACCATGAATATTGATTGGAGCAAGCAGCCGGAAGGGTTCCCGCTGTGGCTTGAAGGGACAAACGAAAATCACCGCCAGCACAGCGGCTGGTATCGCGAGAGAGGCCCGATCTACGAAGGTGCGGCTGGCGGTCAGTGGCGTGGCTGTCGTGAAGGCCAGTTCTTCACTGTGCATCGCAAGCCTGAATGGCCGCAATGGAACGGCGAAGGAAAGCCGCCAGTTGGGCTTGAGGTTGAGGCGCGATTCCCTAAGTCGATCCTTACGAACTGGACCAGGTTCAAGCTGATGTACTTGAGCGACCAGGTTCTGGTTTACAAAACCGTGAATGAGGTTGCTTGTGAGCCGGCTGCTTTTGAATTGCAGTGTGTTGAATTCCGCCCACTCCGCACGCCCGAGCAGATCGCGGCGGAAGAGCGCCAGCACGCCATCGATGATCTGGCCGACGAGCTCGGCGGCCACCCTGATGCGGTAAGTAAGCGTGACCGGGAAATGGCGGCTTACCTATATGATCAGGGCTACCGCAAGCAACCAACTGACCAGTAACAGACCAAGGACAAGACCAATGAAAAAGTTCTCAGACCAAGTTGCAAACGAAAATTCCTCAAAGCTGATTCAGGATCTGCTTGACGGCATCGAATTCCAAACCCCGGCTGATGCTGGGAAAACTCTGGGCACCCTGATCATGCTGGCCACTCGCTGCCTTGATCAAGTAATGGGGCCTGACTACGCAACTGAGACCATTTTGAAAGTCATGGAGCAGATGGCTACGGGCGAGCCGCAGATGCGCACGACAGTCGAAATGATCAATCGCTCTAAAACCCACTGACCGAAGGACCAAGACCATGAAATTGACCAGACTTGAAGTAGTGAACGTACTCGGTATCGCCCGGGCCGAGATTGACCTGACCAATGCTGTGACCGTGATCACCGGCATGAACGAATCGGGGAAGAGCAGCATCTCCGACGCACTGTCGATGGCCTTCATCGGGAAGCCCCGTCGCGTGGACACCAAGAAAGAACTGGGGCAGTTGCTGCACGACGGCGCACAGAAGGGCCGCATTGCGGCTCACTTCGGCGGCGGCGATGACGGCGCAGAGTTCCGGCTTCCGAAGGGCGACCACCTTGTCAGCGAGTTCGCCGGGGCTGCATTCGTGCCGTACGTGCTGGACCCTGGGTTGTTCGCTCGCATCTCTGCTGATGACCGGCGCTCGTTCCTTTTCAACCTGACCGGCTGCAAGGCTTCGGGCTCAGTGATCCGCGAAAAGCTGGAGGCACGCGGCGCCTCCGAGGAAATGATCAAAGAGATCTCGCCGATGCTGCGCGATGGCTTTCCGAAGGCCAGCGCTGAGGCATACAACCGGGCCAAGGCCGCGAAGGGTGCGTGGCGCCAAGTAACGGGCGGCACCTGGGGCGCTGTCGTTGCCGAGGACTGGCGAGCGGAGCGGCCTGAAGGCCTGTGCCCGACGGAGAAAGAACTCAACGAGATCATGTCTAAGCAAACCGCTGCGCAGGAAAACGTCACCAAGGATACGGCATATGTCGGCGGCCTGGACTCGAAGCGCAAGGCGTCCGAGAGCTTCGTCACTCGCAAGGCTACAGCGAAGGCGCTGGCTGATCAGCTGGAAGCGCGTCAGCAGACTCTCGACAAGGCGCAGGCCGAACTGTCGGAGCTGGAAGCCTTGTACGCACCAATGCAGCAGAAGCTGACGGAGATGCAAGCGGGCGTTGTGCCGGTGGCGTGCCCATGCTGCGCCGCAGAACTGACGATCAAAGGCCAGACCCTGACCAAGTTCGCCGGTCTGAAGGCTGATACCAAAGCGACCAGTGATCTTGCTCTCGAACTGACTCAGACGCGCCAGACGATCAGCGCCATGAAGGGCATGATGCCGAACTACATCGGCTCTGTCGCTGAAGCCCAGGCCGCAGTTACCCAGCTGGCAGCGATCGAGGCTGAGAAGGTCGAAGTCATCGACCAGGCCAAGATCGACAGCGCCACCGCGAAGCTGGCCCAGTGTCGCGAACTTGCCGATGCACTGCGTAAGGAATTCAACACCAAGCAGCAGGCGCGCATTGACTTCTCGAAGGTCGAGGAAACCACCAAGGAGGCAGCAGCAGCTCACGCCGAAGTGAAGGCTTGGCTGGCGGTCGGTGATGCGCTGGCACCCGATGGCATCCCGGCAGAGATCCTGGCTGGCGCGCTGGCACCGGTTAACCAGTCGCTGGCTGTTCTCTCCGGCATGTGCGGGTGGAAGCCTGCGGTGATCAATGAGGACATGACGCTTTCCTACGGCGGCCGGATGTACGAGCTGAACAGTGAGTCAGGCCAATGGCGCTTCGACTGCCTGGTGGCGCTGGCAATCGCCCAGATCAGCGATCTGCGGATGGTGGTGCTGGACCGGTTTGACGTGCTTGATCTGAAGTCGCGCGGCGCACTGATGAAGATGCTGATGGAGCTCGGGCGCATCGGAGCCATGCACACCAGCATCATGTGCGGCACGATGAAAGAACTTCCGAGCCTGCCTGACGGCGTTGGCGGCGTGTGGATTTCAAACGGCTTGGCGGAGTTGGCGGTGAAGTCATGAGCCGAATTGAAGAGATCGATGGCCGTCGCTGGGCGGTACGCACTGCGCAGGAAATCATGGGGATCGCCAGCACCAAGGGCGGCGTCCCGGAGATCATCGAGGTTGTGCAGCGCGGTACCGTCGGCAACAAGCCTGAGGACTACAAGAAGGCTGTCCGGAAGTTCATCGAAGAGCTGGAGATCGCCGCCAGCATTATGGGATTGAGGGGTAAGACATGATCCTGCCAGCCGTGTTTTTTATGCTGTACCAGATCTACAAAGGACCACACAAATGAGCCGACGCCGTCCGCACGTTTACTCCTTCCGCGCGCTGATGGATCGCCTCGGTTCTGGCGTCTGGTGCGTGATGGAAATCAACGACAACTATGTGTTTGTCGCCAAGCAACACCGCGATTACGGGAGACCGAAGTGAAAGACCAATCGAAGCCAATGCCTGAGCGCATGGAGATGGAACTGGCCGCCGAGGCTAGCAGCGAATCCACCGGAGGCAAGCGCCAAGTCTGGAAGAACAAGGAGTTTGGCGTGACCCTGGTCGTGACGTGGATGCCACCACGCATAGATATCGGCCTGCAATCGTTCAGCTGCAAAGCCTTACCGCACTGGACATTCGACAATTACGAGGCGCTGCGCAAGACATACGCCGACAAGGTACTGAGCAAATGAACATCGACCCGAAACAAATCGACCAAGGCATGATTGACGCGCCAACCCAGACCGTCGCCATGGTGGCCGTGCAAGCCATCGGCGAACTGTCTGATCTGCTGTACAAGAACTGCGCTCACGATGAAAGCTCGGAACGCATGGTGATGGGCCTGTGCGCGTGGTTGACCAGCGTGTTGGACGGCAAGGATCCAGAGCCGGCCAATGCCCTGCTGAATGCCAGCAAGGCCATCGAGCAATCACTGATCGACGAACTGGCGAGGTCTCAGCACTACCTCGCTGAAATGGTCGAGCGGACCAAGAAGGCGGAAAGCACGGCGCTGGTGAATGATCAGTACGCGCGTTGGTATCTGCGGCTGCGGGACGATGAAGAATGCTATATCGGCGCTTACGAAGGAGTCCGCGAAGGCGATCAGCTGTTAGGCGAAGAGCTCGACATAGCCATGGAAGACCTTGACGCCGAAGACCGTGGAAACGACATCGACAAGCCGAGCGCGGGCCCAGTATGAAAATCTCAATGCCTGTAGACGAGACAGCGACGCTCCCTGAAGACCGGAAACAGACGACGGTTATCGATGGTTCTGGCACGTTGATTCTTTCGCGGAACTATCACGCAATAACCATCCGCGATGGAGTTAACCACCTGACGTTAAAAAACGTACGTGTCCACGGGTGCAGGCACAGAACACGACTGCGAAGATTCATATCTTTCGCAAAAGCAGCCTGGGAGTTTTCAAAATAAAAAAGGGCGCCGCAATGGCGCCCTTTCTCATTTCATGCACTGCATTTTGTACAGCCTGTTGTGTGTCGACAACTGGTTGGCCAGATCATCGGCCATCGCCTCCCGGTCAGCCTTGTTGGTGTAGATCGGCTTGACCCAGCTGCAGCCGGTGTCAATCGGGACGGGGGAACTCCGACAACTCGCGATCAATATCAACGCGGGGAGTAGCAGCCACATTCGCTTCGACATTGTTTCTCTCCTGTACGGCTTCCACCACCGCCTTGGCTTGAGTTATTTCCTGCTGCTGGGCTGCCTCCTTGGCGCCCTCCTTGCGTCCCGAGGACTTGCCAAGGCCATGCCCAGCCATGCCGCCGAACAAGGCCGCCACGGCCCCGATGATCAGCATGATGATTGCCGTGATGCTCATGCTCAATCCTCGATCAGATTAGTGGCGATGCGCGCTGCCCAGCCACGACCGAACGAAGGCCATACCTTTAGCTCCGTAATGAAGCGCAGCCGGTAACCGTTCAGGCGCTTATCCAGCAGCTGCTCATCCATGGCCTTGACTGCGCGAATCGTCAGTGGCCCCAGCCGACCGTCATCCGCCACACCGGTCGCCCGCTGTAGAAACCTGATAGCCTGGCCTGGCCCGGAATTCACCGACGCGTCGAACACATCAAAGCGCACCGCCTCGGGCAACTCATCAGCCCGCACTGTTTCCCAATAGGCCTTGCGATAGATGGCCTTGGCGATGTCCAGCGGCAGATCGATCATCGCCCCGGTGTAGCCGTTGGCTCTGGCGACAGCCTTCGTCACCCCATACATCGTTTCGCCACCCGGGTCATCGGGGTGATTTGAATACTTCCCCTCATGCCCAATCAGCTTTTCAAACGCCTCATGAAACTTCATGGCTTGTTTTCTCCAGAAACCGAATGCTGTTTGATCTGCATTGCCACCACAACGGCGAAACCGAGGCAGCCAGAAATCACCTTGTACAGCTGCGGGTCTATGATCTCTCGCAGCTCCGGCAGCGCCTCGCGCGCCATCGCCAGGATCGGGATCATCAACGCCAGCCAGGTACTCCAGCGCCGCCACCACTTCCGCCATTGTGGAATCAATTGCATATCCTCTCTCCAGTTATGCGGCGCCAGGGCCGGTTACATTGAGCAGGCCGCCAGAACTGGCCTGACATCCACTCATATGGTCATTGGCCGTTGCCAGTGAGTAGTTTCCAGACGCATTGGATTGAGTTAGGACGTTGGACGCGACACTAACGGACGACGTCCCGGTGATATAACCGCGGCCGCCACAGTTGTAAATAATCCCATTCGAAAGCTGAAGAGGCCCGGTTCCGCTGGTTACAAGCCCATCACCTGATGCGTTTTGCACGTTGATACCGCCCCACATTACGCGCAAGCAGTTTAGGAAGTAAGCACCGAAGATGCCTGCGGTTGCCCCTGCAAGCCCGCGCCGACCTCCTACATAATGGTTCGTGATTTGCACATCCGTGCAACCAGAGAAATAGAACCCAACATCATCACAAAGACTATTGGTACACAGTTCAGTTCTGACGTATTGGCAGGTTGTGAACTGCATACCGCGGCCGCCGCAAGCATCGGAAAAACTACGCTTCAGATATACAGCTTTGCAGCTGGTAAAACTAAACCCTATCTGCCCGGCATTGGTCCCCGCTACGATCCCTGTGGTGCCGGTCATCTCGCAGTTATCCAGCAAACAGCCTTCGTTGTTCTGGATGTTGAAGCCGACAAAGTTTTGCGCGGCCACGTTGCCGATGTAATCCACCGCCACGTCACGCATTTCGAGAAAGGCGAACACGTCGCGAAATAGGAAGCCTGGACCCTTAGTCACTCGCGAACTGACACTGCGGATGCGAATGTTGGTTGCCAGGTTCGACGCGTGATTGCCGTCGGTGGCCACCCCTTTGGCATTGAACAGGTACAAATCCTCAAGCGTCACGTATTCCACCGGGGCGGTCGAGGTCAGGATATTAAACACCCATCCGCCGACAGTCTGACCGGTGCATTCAAGCCGCATGCCGCTGACTCTGGTACGGCTGCGCAGCAGGAACGAGCCAGCACCCGAATAGTTGATCAACGTCCCGCCGCCCTCGATCCCGATCAGCGACGACCCGATAGGCATGTCAGTGTTTCCGTCGATCAGATAGGGGCCGACACCAAAACGGATCTTGCCGGCTCCGATTGTCGCCAGCATAAAGTTAAGGATTGCCGTGATACTGGTGACGCCATCCGGTTTTGCCCCGCCCTGCTCGATGTGCGGAGCCCCGTCATAGATCAGCTTCCAGCGTGCGCCAGGCGAGCCCACCGTGCCCACGATGCAGGTAAACCCGTTGTCGGCCGTAGTGGTGTCGGCGACATCTCGGTAATAGACCCCGGCGCCCTCATCTCCCGCAGCGAAATACCCGGATGTAATCGCCCCGCCTACGCCTACCGGATTCAGCAGGCGCAATGCCGCAACCGTCGCGACATTTTTCACCACTGCGGTACTGGCGATGCTGTCGAGAAACGTTTTCAGCGGCGCCCCGTTGTAGCCGATCAGTGCAGCGCCCTTGGCTGGGTCGGCCGAGTTGGAAAGATCCAGCAGATACGCGCGAATGTTGTCGATGGCAACACGCACTGTGCCGCCTTCATAGCCAATCAGAGTCGCACCTTTTAGCGCATCAGCATCATCCGCCAGCGCCTCCGCCAGGCCGGTGACGCCGTCATAATCTGGCAGCACGGCAATAGGGTTCCCGGACGCGTCGAAGCTCAGCAGCTTGCCGGCACGCGCAGCAGCAACCGGCAGAGTCGGGATCGGCAGATCGGTGTCCGGAATACGGATGGCACGATCGACGCCCACCGACTGGTTGGAACTGACTTGTTGCAGGAGCATGGTCAGCCGGTCGAAAACGTCCTCATGAATCTCCGGGAAAAACGCCCCCTGGTTGCGGATCGACGTCGGCTGCGTCTCGGCCACTACACGGCGCACCAGCAGTCGCGTACCCACGGGCGGCGCCACCACCATCGTTACCGTGCCAGCCACCACCGGCAGCCCACCAACCAACGAATAATCCGTGGTCAGCATCTGCGGCGTCAGCGTGCCGTCAGCGGCCACCAGCCACACATAGATCTGCCCGCTGTTGAAGTAGCTGAAGTTGAACGGGAAGATCTTATTGGTGCCATCCCCATTGAAATATTGGCGGTCCAGCGTCGTGGTCACAGTCACATTGTCATCCTCTACTTAGGTGCTTTAGGCGGACCGAACATCAGGCCGCGAATGAATTGAGCTATGTTGTCGTCTTGCCGCTCACCGCGCTCCACGCTGAACAGGTATTTCGCCGTACGTTTCGGCTGGGCGGTCGGTAGACCAAAACCCATGCCGACGACGTCTAGCGTAGACATTGTAATCTTTTCGGCGTCCAGTTCGTCCTGACCCAGCGCGGCGGCCAAGCGAGTGGTCGACTTGAACACGTCGCCGATCGGGGTTGCGCCGCTGTAGGCCCAGCCGCTCTCAAGGCTGCTGCCGACATCGCGCACCAGCGGCACCGACAGCAATGGGTAGGTGGCGATCTTCAGCGCCATCCACTTGCCCCACGATTCGTCATCGTCAGGGCCGCCGCCTGTCATGAGCGGCGCGACCACGGCCGGAATCACAATGAGGAACATGGTGCGCTCGAAGGCGTTGAGGTAGTCCTTGACGCCCTCGGCGGTTTTCATCGAGTGCACCAGATCGGCCTGGCGGTTGTAGAGCAGATTGAAATAGCTGTAGACGATGGTCAGGGCTTTCATCAGACCGTCTTTGCGCTGCACGGCAGCCAAATCCTTGGGCCCGGCGGCCATCTGCGACAGGCGAACGGCGCGATCTCCCATGGCTACCGAGGTTTCCAGTGTCTCGCCGCTGTCCATACCGTGGTGATAGGCCGCCAGCCAGGTCGGGTAGTCGACCATTGACTGGATCACGCTGATGTGTTTGAACGCCAGGCGCTGGATCACCGCCTTGGGCCCAGCCTTGCCGCTGATGCGCTTGAGCACTTCGCGCATGTTGTTGTCGAGGTTGGCGTCGCGGTTGCGCATCTCGCCGGACAGCGACTTGACGAACGACACCGTATGCATCGGGCTGGTGACGAATTCCAGCATGCCCTGCGGCAGGTATTTGCGTGCGCCCAGCTGCGCCAGATGCTCCCAGGACTGCGAGAAGCCGAGGATCTGCTGAATGCCTGTGGTGGCGCTGAAGCCCATCCAGGCCACCGACAGGTTTGCCCGTAGCGCGGCAGACGCATTCGTCCAAGCGTCGATGCCCTTCTTGCTGTCCATCACCATGTCATTGGCCACACCTTGCAGCCATGGGTTGAACTGGTTGGCGATGTTGACGCCCAGGGTTTCGTTAAGCGCCTGCTTGATCTCCTTGTTACTGATGATCTTCGCCGCATCCATGATCGCCTTGCGGTGCGTCAGGTCGTGGATCACCTGGCCCAGATGGCTGGCCACAATGCCGGTGTCGAGCATGATCGGTGCGGCGAAGGAATCGACTCGGGCCTTGGTGTGTCCCTTCGGCGTGGTGGCCTTGGCGTAACCCTGCTCAAACAGGCCGGTGTTGTCGGTCAGGTTGTTGGCGACCTGGGCATAGGCTGGCGAGCTGGTGTCGTACACCAGCGGCCAGTAGCCGCCGCTGTATTGGCCGAACGCGGTATCCACCGGGGTGGCAATGATCTTCTCCGGGGCGACACCGTGCAGGTCCTTTTCCAGTTGCTCGATCTGCGGCCACAGCCGTTCCACCAGATCCCACTGGGTTTGCGCAAAGTCCCAGTCATCCTTGTTCATGTGCCCGAGGATCGCCGCCAACTGATTTTCGGTCCAGGCGTAGCCGGCCAGCAGTTTCTTGCGGTTGCCGGCGTTGCCGACGTTGAGCGCGGCGCTGATGATCGCGTTGCGGGTCAGCGCTTCGCCGATCTCAGGGATGTGGATCTGCTCGCGCATGGCTTTATAGCCACGCGCCTTGATGTAGGCGTCGACGTTGCCCATCAGTTCCCGAGTGAACTCCCGGTTCAGGTCGTCCTTGGCGATCTGCGCCTCGACGAACGGCTGCCAGAAGGCGGTGTGCCACGGCCCTTCAATGTCACCGCCATCCAGCCACTGAATGATCTGCTCCATTTTCAGCAACGCCGAGGACATGTCGCCGGCCCAGTCGCCGAGGGATTCCAGCGCGGTGCGAGTGCCTTTATCGATGGGCGGCGCTTTCTTCTTGGTCAGGTTCTCGCGTGCAGCGCGCACCAGTTCGTTCTTGGCCTGTTCGAAATCCTTCAGTCGTTGGTTGGCCAACAGTTTGTTCTTCAGCCCGGCCAGATGGCTGACGTTCTGCGCGAAGTCGTCCAGTTCCGACAGCTGAGCCAGCGACAGGTCTTTGTAGTTGACCTTCTGCGCGTTGTTCAGCACGAACTCTGGCACGTCAGGCTCATTGCCGGCGGCCAGTTGATCGGCGTACCACTTGGCAAAGGACACACGCTTGTCGAGGTCGCGCAGGCTCACCGCGCGGAACTCGTACTGCTCCATAATCGCGTCGATCTGGTCCAGGTAGTCGTGCCCGGCCTTGCCCAGTTTTTCGCGGCGACTGGCCTTGTTGAACTTGGCCATGCGGGTGACGATGGTATCGATCTCTTCGCGGGCCTTGGTCGCCTCACGCCACAGGTGGAAGTTCAGCAGCTGCTGTTGCTTAGCGGTGTAGGCCGCAGCCAGATCACCCTTGGCCGCCGCTTCGAACGCCCGGCGGCCGGCCATGCCCTCGGCGCGTTGGTATTCGAACGGCTGGATATCGCGCACCTTGCGCTCTTGCATGATCCGTTCGGCGGCCATCTTCAGCACTTGCTGGCTAGTGATGTTCTTGCGGTTTCCCTGCTTGCCCAGTGCATTCAGTTCGCGCAGCAGGACCGCGCCACGTTGCTCGCTATGCACGGCGGACATGGCCTTTTCGGCGGAAGCGCCCGCGGCCTTGGCACCATGACGCTCGAGCATGCGTGCGGCGGTTTCGGACTTGATCACTTCGGCCCGTGGCGGCGCGCCAAGAATCGCCTTGATCATCTCGTCGCCGGAGTTGAAACCTAACACTTGCGCGGCGATATCCATCGAAACGCCGTCCTTGCTGTACATGAAGGCGAATTTTCTTAACACCGCTTGCCCATACTGCTCTTTGATCTCCGCACCATTCAGCTTGATCGCCTGGGTGGTGCCGTCGGGCATGATCCCGGTGCGCAAGGCGCGCATGGCTTGGTATTCCGGCAGGGTGTCGAGCTCATCCGACACTTCCTGTGATACCCGGGCCGACTCTTCACGCCACCACTTGCTGTGACGGCGCTCTTCTTCGCGAATGATCTGCTGTTCGACCATGTTGGTTGCTTCGGCGTGCGCCAGTTCCACCTGATTGCGGTAAGCCTGGAACTCGCTGTCGGTCATGCCAGCCTTGGCCGCAGTGTCGAACATGGCCACGGCCTGGGTGACTTCTTCGGCGGCGCGGATCTGTTCATCGGTGGCGACGATCCGGTCCATCACGGCGCGGATCTCCGGTGTAAGGTCGACATTGAGGCGTTTCAGGTCCTTGTAGATCGAGATGATCCAGCGCTTGAAGCGGGCGAAGGCGCCAGCCAGTTCCGGGTTGGGCGCCTTGCCGTCGGCCAGGTAGGCCTCGAAGCCGCGGGCAAACTGTTCGTGCTGCTCAACCTCGAAGTCGCCGGTCGGCTGCGCGCCGGTCCATTCACGGATTGCAGCGATGTCGTCCTTGAGCTGCTGCGGCGCATCGGCGTCATTGGCCAGTTCGTTGACCACTTCCAGATAGAAGTGGCCGAACTCATGCAGCAAAGTCGATAGGTCACGGCGGCCGGTGACGGTGATCTGGAAGCGGCGCCCAGGCCCTTTGCCGAATTCGATAAAGCCGCGCGGGCCGTCCTTGTCGTTCTGGTTTAGCCGACTGACTTCGAGCCACTTCGACACATCAACCAGCTGGCCGCGCTTATCGGTCGGAATGCGGACGTGCGCCTCGTCACCAAATGCATCATCTAGCAGTAGCTGATCGGCTGGGATCATCAGGGTCAGCAGTTCATCGCCGAAGCCGGTGGTCTCGCCGTCAGATTTGGTGGAGAAGAACAGGCCGTCTTCAGCGCCCTTCATCTTTCCGCTGGCGCGAATCGCCGCGGCAGCCGCCTGGCTGGTACGGTGAAACAGCTGCACGAGACCATCGGCGGTAACCTTGGCGCCGTTATCCAGCAGTTCAGCGATCAGGTCGGCAGCGTCTTCGCTAACAGAACTGTCGAGCCCGTCAGCATCCTCAATGAAGGCTGATTGATCCAGATGAACGCCCTGCACAGACTCAGGATCGCGCAGGATCGCCAGCACCTGATCATCGCTTAACTCGTTGAGATCGACGCCCAGCTGATCCAGATAGTCCTGCAGGCTTTGCAGGTTGACCGCCTGATCCTTCAGCGTGGCGTTCTCGTTCTCGCTGCTGAAGGTTGGCTGATCGTTGAGATCGCGCGCTACGGCATCGACGATCAGTTGCGGGCCAACCTCTTCACGCGGCACGCCGGGGAAGTAGCCGCGCTCCCAGGCGCGCATGGCGGCGTCATCCAGGCTCAGGCCTCCTTCGGCCTTGACTAGACGATTGCGCCCCACCTTGCCCACATTGACGTCCAGCGCGGCCAGTTCACCACCGGTATCATCCAGGCCGCCCGCGTCGCGCAGGTACTCGACCAGCGACTTGCCGAACATGTCCTTGGATTGCGGGATATCGCCGGTGCGCAAGCGACCAATGGCCAGGCGCATATCGTCTACGGGGATGCGTTGCAACTGATCCGGCGCTTTGTTACGCACATCCAGCGGGAAGCGCTGCATCACGTCCTTGAGGGTCTTGCCGGAGCGTTCGGCCAGGGTGCTCAGCGCCGCCAAATGCACCGAGGCGTACTGTTCGGCATCGGCCCGACGGTAACCGGCTTGCTGCAGTTCGCCCATTATCGCCACAAACGCATCGTCACGCTCATCCGGACCGCGGTCGAGGATCGCCGCCAGTTCGTTGATCTGCTCTTCCTGGGCGGCCTGCCACTGCGCAGACTCGTCAACGCTCATGCCGTCGATCTGCGTACGGATGGAATTACTCAGCGCTTCATGGTGTTCGGCAAAGGTGGTCAGGTAGTCGGCCGTCTTCATGATCACCGAGCCGCCGCGGGCTTCGGCTTCGGCGAACTGCTCCGTAAGGCCGGGGATCTTCGCCAGTAGATCAGCCAGCACCGGATCGGCACCGTCCTGATTCAGCTTGGCCAACGCTTCGGCTGGGATGCTGATCGACTCCATAGGAGAGTCTTTCAACTGGTTGCTGGCGATGGTGTTGAACGATTCCGCATCGCGCCCGCGCAGCTTGCTGCTCAGTGCAGCGTCGGCCATCTCGGTCAGCGTGTCCCTGGCCTGTCGAGCCTGGCGGGATTTGGCCAGTCCTTCGCTGATGTTGTCGGCGATCCGGCCGCCTCCAAAGGTCGCCACTTCGATCGAGGACATGCCGGCCCCCGCCACGGCCTCCATTAGCACGTCGCCGCCGCTGATCTTCTGGTCGGCCGCGTACTGCCCGGCCGCTTCCGAGGCGCCACCGATCACTGCCTGCACCGGCGCCTGCACCAGGAGGTTTACGCCTTCGCGCTGCGTCGTGGTCAGTGCAGCACCGCCAATCGACTTCGGCACCAGCAGGCGCCCGGCAATGCCCATGCCCAGCATGTCGACAGCAGTGGTGCCCAGTGCCTTGAGGCGCGCCCGCTCCCGCGCATCATCCATCAGCTTGTCGTCTTGCAGCGCCTTGAGTACGGCCTTCGGGTTGCCCAGATCGACCTTGGCCTCACGCAGCACGTCCATGACCTTGGCGTTGTTTTCGCTGGTGAACTCAGCCGCCGCCGCCAAAGGGATACCGCCGACGACGGCGCCGGCCAGCATCTCCGCGCTGGACACCATCGAGCCCAGTGCAGAGCGCGCGGCAAAGCCTGGGTTCTCCGCGATGGCCTGGGCCATGGCCGACGCATCGCCGCCCAGCTCCTGATAACGCAGGGCACCCGGCTCGATCGGCATCCTGTCCAGCACCGACTGATCCGACGTCAGCGAAGTGATGGCGTCACCTTGCGACTCCAGCAGGTTCTTGCGCATCTCGGCGCGGCCTTCCGGCGTGGCGTCGAGGTAACTGAAGCCAAACCCCTGCGGCTTGTCACCGTCGGCGAAGGGTGCTTCTCCAGCCTCGGCGGCGCGGGCAATCTCCAAATCGATGCGATCGAACTGGCGCTGCTGGCGCTCCAGGCTGTCGGCGTAGGACAGTTTGCCGGCCTGCCGACTGCCGATGAACGATTGCTTCAGCGCGCCCCACAGTTTTTCACCGGTCGACTGGTTGTCGAAGCGGGTGACCTGCTCGGCGGTCTCGATCCGCGCCAGGTTGTCCACGTCGTCCTGGGCCATGGCGGCCATCGAACCGTTGCTCAGAGACTCTGCCGTGCGCCGATGGGTGTCGTACAGCGCGGCGTATTTGTTGCCCTTCAGCAGTCGCTCCATCTCGTCGGAATGCTGGTGCAGGATCTCGGCCGGCACCCCGGAGGTGCGCGACAGGGCGGTGGCCTTGGCGTACTTGTCCGGGTTGATGGTGCCGACGGTTTCCAGGGTTGAGACAAAGTCCTGACGCTGGCGGTCCTTGGTCTGTTGAATGGCATCAGCCAGCATCGAGGGCTGGCTGGGTGGTGTCTCTGGCGCGGAGACGTTTTCGACAGGCGCAAGCAGCTCAGGAACGGTTGCCATTATTTAATTTTCACCCCAAGACCGGAAATTCGATTGACGTAGGCTGCGATGATATTCGCTTCGCTGGCCTGTTGCCCGCGCGCGCGCAGCACGTTGATGATCTCGCGTCGATCACTCGGCGGGATCTTGTCCAGGCTGATCGAGGATTTGTCGAGATATGCGGAGGACAGTTCCTCGGGGCGCACCGACCACAACTCTTTCGCGCTGCTGTCGCCGAACAACGTGCCGCCACCGGTCAACTTAACCTTCAGCAGTAGCTGATTGGCCAGGTCCTCGGTTTCCATCACGTTCGGCTCGCGGCCTTCCTTGGCCTTGAACGAATCCTGGCGCTCTTGCAGGGCGCTGCGGAACTGCTGCTGCTTGGTCAGGTTGCTGGGCGTGTTGGCGTCCTTGCTCTTGCCGGTGACGATGCCGGCCATGGCCATCGTGGTTTCAATGACCTTTTCCTTGCCGGCCGCCACCTGCTGCACGGTCTGCCCACCATTCTGCGCATCCTGCCAGGCGCCGCGCACGGTGTTGAAGTCGGCGTTGCTCAGGTACGGCCGCACGTCCTTCTCCAGATTCTTCTCGGCCAACTGCTCGATCGGCATGGTCAGGAAGCCCTGAAACTTGGCGTAGTCGGTGGCCGGCTCAGTGCCCTTGCGGCGGTGCTCGTCCATACGCTGCAACTTCATCACCTCGTCGGCCGGCAGGTTGTTCATCAGTTGCGCTGGGATTTTCGAGAAGCCATCGCTCATGACGACCTTCGCAGCCTGATCATAAAGCGCATTGATCTGCGCTTCGGACGCCTTCTTGCGGTCGTCCAGATCGTCCTGCACGAACTTGCGCAGCGCCGGGTCTTCGATGGTGTTGGCCTTGGCCAGGCCGTCGGCGTACTTCTGCGAGGCCGGCACGGTCGGCGCCGCCTTCTGCATGATCCCGGCCGTGTAGTTGCGGGTCTCGTCGAAAGGAATGGCCTGGATGAACGCCGCCGCATCGGCGGGGTTCTTGCGCGGGTCAGGCAGATGCTGCTTGGACGGGTTCTTGCCAGTCTTGTTGGTGCCGTTAACCCAGTCTTCGACCATGCCCGGCCCCGCGTTGTACGCCGCCACCGCCAGCGTCTGGTTGCCACCGAACTGGGCGAGCATCTTGTTCAGGTAGCCGGTGCCAAGCGCAATGTTGTACTGCGCGTCAGTGGCCAGGCGCTCTTTGCTGAATGGTACGCCCATCTCCTTGGCGATCTCTTCGGCGGTTTCTGGCATCAGTTGCATCGAGCCGACGGCGCCCTTGGGCGAGACGACATTCTGCTGTCCACCGCTTTCGGCCTGAATGATCAGCGCCGGCAACCCACTGGCGCCGACGGCACCGTCCTGCCAGATATCCGCGGCGATCTTGCCCGCCATCTGCTGGCGCACCGAGGTGCCGAGCAGCTTCTGTGCCTTGATCTGGTCCTCTGCGGTCATGCTGTCGGCGCTCTTGGCATAGATCTGCTGCGCCTGCATCGGGTCGGTGGCGACCATCTTCTGGATCACGTTGTAGGAGACGGTGCTGTTGAATTCCTGCTGCTGCGCCTGGATCGTTTCGGCGGGCAGCCCTTTGCGCTGGCCCATCATGCCGATAACCATGTTGCCTTTGCTCTGGTAATAGGCCACCTGCGCCGGGTCCTCGGCGTACTTCACTGCGCCCTCGATCGAAGTGGCGATGTTGGTCTGGTCGGCCTGGTCGTAGAACTCGTTGCGCTGGGTGTACTCGTAGCGGTTGAGTTCTTGGTTCAGGCCACCACGCTGGTGGTTGACAATGTTGGCGAACTGGTCCTTCTGCCGCTGATTGGTCAGCTTCGAGCTGATCATCTCGGCCTGCTTGTCGAACACCGGCAGCGTCTGGTTGGTGATGTCGATCGCGTCTCGGCCCTTGCGGGTATAGACGCCACCGTCGTTGTTGAACATCAGGTCCAGCTTGTGTTGCGACAGCTGCGCCTCGGCGTCCATGATCGCCGCGGTGTCGGCCTTCTGGATCTCTTGCCCGGCCAGCTGCCCGACCACGCCGGCCGCCGTCTCTTGCAATTGCAGACCGGATTGATCGGGACCGACTGAGCGGATTTGTGGTGCCGGCAACGCCCTGTTAGAGACGCCGGGCAGTTCTTGCGATGGGACAGTGATAGCCACGGTATTCCCCTTATGCGTAAGCCTGGTTGTTGTTCAGCAGCGAACTGCTACCGCCGTAAGCCGCGGTCGTGCCGGCACCTTGGCCACCACCGAACATCGACATGCCGCCACCGCCGAAGAACGATCCAGCCCCCTTGACGATCCCGCCCATCAGGCTGTTTTGCTTGGCCTGCTGACCTGCCAGCGCCGTCTTGTTGGCGTTGCTGTAGCCGCTGATGGCCTGGACCTTGAGCCCGTAGGCTTCACGCGCCGCGTTGTTCTGAATGGTCAGGGCATCAAGTTCGCCGAGGGCGGCCGTGTCCTCCTGCAACTGGGCGTTGCTGCCCTCGTTGACCAGTCCGCCATTGGCCGCCATGGCTGCGCGCTGCGTGCCGATCGCCTGGCCGGTGCGAATGCGCTGCAGATCTGCGTCGTAGCGGCCGCGCGACAGTGCATCGTTGGCCGCCTCCTTGGCATAGCCGGCGTTGATGCGCATGTCGCTGGCCGCACTCTGCGCTGCTGCGTCCTGCGCGTTGCCTTGTTGCATGCCGCCGACGACGGCCAGCGCCACGGGAATTAAAGCCATCCAGCACATGGTTACACCTCTCGTTTCAATTGGAATGGGTAGAACGGAAAGCCTTTAGGTCCGTAGGGCACCGCCTCGCCGAACTGGAACCCCAGCCATTTCAACCAGCGCACCGCCTGGGTGTTGCGCTGGTCGACGTAGTTCATCAGGGTTTCATGCCGGGTCAGCATCTCCTGCACCTCGGGCTTGCACACCTTCAGGAAGCCCTTGGCGCGCTTTTCAACGTGCACCGTGCTGATCAGCCACGGCACACCAATCTCCCGATCATGGATGCAATCACCGAAGACTGCGACGATCTGACCACCGACTACGATCTTGCTGGCCTTGAGGCTGCCGCCAAAGCACATACGCAAGGCGTGAGCCATTGGGATGCCCAAGGCCCCAGTGATCTCGTCCACGTCGGCCTGGCGCACCATGGCGGCGATCTCATCAGCCTCATCCACCGACACCGGCAGCACGCACGCCTTCTGTTTCATCATTTACGCCCTGCAATGGTCAGTTCAGGAATGATAGCGAGAACCGTGAGCGGCAACGGGTCTACTTGGCGAATGAATACTTGCCCCTGGCCAGCCCAGTCGTTGGTGATGTCGATGCGACCGGTATCGGAAAGCATGTTGGTCGGGCTGTTGTAGTCCTCGAATTCGCGCTGCTTGAGCTCAAACAGTTCCTTGCCTTCGCCCGCCGAGGCGAAGATCCCCCGCGATTCATCCACCACCAAGGTCACCGAGCTGACCGTCTTGTGTTTGTCGTTGAGGGTTTCCTGGCCCTGCACGTTGATACGCAGCGTTTCCAGGTCCGAGGTGAACGGCAGGCCGATGTGCACCACGGCGGCGAAATTTGGCAATGTGACCGAGCCACCGGTCACGATCAGACGCCCGGTTTCTTCATCACCCACCACGTTGCCGTCGGCGAGGATCGCCACCGCCTTGCCCTCGATGTGCGACAGACCGCCGAAGGTCTTCAGCGCCCGAGCATGGACGGTGGTCTGCACGCCGCGCAACGACACGGGCACGATGGTAGTCGGGCGCACGGTGATGGTGGTCGTCCCGACATAGGAGATCACATCGAACTTCACCAGATCCTGCGACACCGGCTCGCGGAAGATCATCTGCTTGCCAACATCGCCAGCGGTAAACCCGGCGCCAGTGTTGGCCACCATGTTCATCACTTCGGGATATTCCCAGGTAGTGCCGCCTGTGATCGACCAGAGATCGGCCGTGGTGTTCCAGCCTTGGTACGACAGCCCGCAGTCAACGAAATACGACTGCGCCACGTCACGCAGGGTTGTGCCAGGGATCAGTGGGATGGCCCTGCTCTGGAACCGCTCGATGTAGCGCTTGGTCAGGCCGCCGATGATGCGCCTGACCACCATGTAAACCACGTCATCCGAACCTTCCGGCACGCAGGCCACCGATTCGACGATGCCATCCGTGTCGTGTACGTGCCAGGCCACCACGTCCTGGCGGCGCAGGTAGGTCAGGCCTAGCAGCTTGCCGTCGCCACGCACCGCCCAGACGATCGAGTCCGGCAACTTCTGATAACCCCAGTCGATGATCGGGTAATCGCGGAACAGGTGGCTACTCCACAGCGTCAGGTCGTCGCTGGCCAGGCCGTCGGCTTCGAGCGAGTAGTTCAGCGAGGACACTGCCTGACCACGGCCTTGCAGGTACAGCGCCGTGTCATTCAGCACCAGTGGCGGAACAAAGCCCGAGCCGTTGTAACTCTGCGGGTTGCCGTTGATGGTTTTGGCAGTGAAGCCCGAGGCGGTGCCGGCGATCACCCATTCTGCCCCCGACGTCAGAGTCAGCAGCTGGCGCAGCGGCAGGTAGTTGAGGATGCGGTTGACCTCGGTGCTGGCCATGGTCCATGTAATGGCGTCATCGTCCTTGCTGGGCGTCGAGTAACCGAAGTTGTTGAACACGCCGGTGCGGCTGAAGTAGCTGGTCTGCGGCTTGTTCAGCGTGCCGCCGTACACCAGTCGCTGCTGGTAGTAGCCCACGGCGCCTGGAAAGTTGCCCGCACCAATGAACGGATCGAGCCCGGACGGTGGTGTGTCGGTCTTGGTCGGGATGATGTTGCTGTCGGTGAAGCCCAAGGTCGTCGAGCGCCCGGCAAAGCCATACACACCGGAGCCGGAATTGTCCTTGTAGATGTTGTAGTAGGTGGCGCCGGCGACTGCGGTCCAGCTCACGGTGGCCAGCAGCGAACCAGGGAACACCGAGATCACGTTGGAGGTTTTAGGCAGCGACTCTTCGATCACCGTGGCGTCGTCGATCACGGCAGTGACCTGATACGCCCAGTTGATCGCCACGCCAGAGCCACCAGAGTTGGCGGCCACTACCGATGTGGGCGCTGCAATGCTGGGCACCAGGCTGACCGGTGTAATCGTCCAGTTGTCATTGGCAAAGCGCTTGAGTTGCTGCGGCTTGTACAGGGTATGCACGATCGTCATAACGTCAGCGGACTGCGTGTAGTTGATCTGCGGAAGGTCGGCCAGGGTGTAGGGTGTCGTCAGCTCAAACGGCAGACCAATGTTCGGGCCCGCACTGTTCAGGACATAGGCACCATTGCGCACCACGCGCATTTTCAGGTGGGTGAACACCAGCAGGCAGGCGTCGGCAATGCTGAACTTGAAGCGGATCAGTCGGGCCTGCCCGTTGTTCAGGGTGGTGTCGACGAAGCGCGTGCCGGGGCGGTTACGCACGCCGCCCTCTTTCATGACCATGAAGTTGCGACAGGTCTTCAGGCTGATCTGGTAGCGCGCCAGGTCGACGCGAGCGGCCAGGGTGGGCGAAATCTCGCCACCGGAAAAGCTTGGCTGATTGATGGAGACGCCCATTAGCCGTTCCTCCCGGTGATGTAGTCCGGTGCGATGAACAGGTCCTCGGTGCTTTCATTGGCCGCTGCCGCCCACGCTAGCTGCGCCATGGCCACATAGCCGGCCGCCGCGGACTCGGCAATGGTGCGCTGCGCCGACATCGGCATGGCGATCAGCGAAGCCAGCTTCCACGACAGCGCCGAAACGAACATCGGTGGGAATCGCCCTTCATCCGTCACGCGCACCACGTAGGCCAGTTCGGCGGCTGGCTCATCGGCCAGAATCACCTGTCCGCCAGCGCCGTAGGAGGTTTCGAACTTCGGTTGCAGCGCCAGCGGTGGCACGCGCATGCCCGGCACGGTCAGGTACAGGGCGCGCAAGCAGTCGGTGGGATACTGATATTGGTACGCCCAGTTGCGTGGCGGGCTGCCAAGGTCCGCCAGCGTTGCGTAGCGCGTCGCGAACGGCCAGGGGAAGTCAGCTAGTGTGGTGTCGCGAGCAATGTCCCAGAAGCGCGAGCAGGTCGCCCTGGCCTTGCTCTTCTCTTCAAGGCTGGCCACCGTCTCGGAGATCCCGATATTGCTCAGGGCCATGTTGTAAATCTCGACCTGCGAAGTCATTGGTGCCTCTCCTACATAAAAAAAGGAGCCCATAAGGCTCCCTTTAGATTAACCACTTTCCAGACCGATCAGGCGTCCGGCAGGTTGGCGCTCTCGGCTTCCTCGGTGGTGGCAACGGCTGCCTGTACCGGGGAGAGTGGAGATTGCGCCGCCGCTTCAGCGTTCAGTCGATCAGCTTCCTGCTGCGCCGACGTTTTCGCTGCACCCTTCTGGCTTTCGACTGCCTTGAACACATCGCCGACCTGATTGCCGTCGGCGTCGATCACGACGAAGTTGCCAACCGGCACGTGCTTCACGCTGTACACGATGGCGGCCGGGGTGAAAGGCGGGAAGCTGGTTTGCGGCAGCGCTTGCGGAACCACTGGCAACGGAGCGTCGCCGGTCTTCTCGTCCACAGTCAGCTTGATGCTGCCGTCCTCGTTGGTCAGGCGCATCCAACGGCCTGGTTCTTCGTCACCGGGGATCTCGAACCGATCCCCGATCTGGCGCAAGTGGCCATAGAACCCTACGGCCGTGGCCACCACCTGCACTGGTTTTTTATCGGTCATGTCAGCGCCTTACAACGAGTCAGGGTACGAGAAGATGTAGTTCGCACCGTCGACGATGTGAGCGGAGACGATACCGGCCGTCATCGGGCCAGTGGCGACCGTGTAGTTCACCCTGGTGTAACGACGGGTCGGGATCGGCAGGCTGACCCAGCGGGCGGCGCCAGCGGTCAGCTGCGCCAGCGACAGCGGGCCAATGCTCGACACGTCTTGCCAGGACGAGTTGTCCGCCGAGTCTTGCAGGGTGGCGACCAGCGTCGCAGCGCCGGCCGCGGTGAAGGTCTGGCTGACGTTGAGGAACAGGTACAGCGGCGTACCGGCACCCAGATCACGGCCAATCGCCGGGTTCTTGGTAGCGCCGGCGTCGACCACGTTGGTGGACACGGCGGTGACGGTAACCGCCTGCTTGTCCGAGTACTGAAGGAACTTGTCGAGAATGGTCATGCTGTTGAACTCCTGAAGATCTGGGAAGGGTGCAGCGTGGTCGTTAGACCACGCGGGCTTCGGTGTTGAGCAGGGCGTCTACACGCTTCACCGGGATGCCGTCGAAGGTCAACACCTTGTGACCGGCGACTTCTTCCATGTTCAGCCAGACGTTGGTCTTGTTGGCGATCTGACGACGCAGGTACGAGCGGATCGTGCGGTTCACGTAGAACACGCATTTGCCCATGCGGGTGTTCGGCAGCAGTTCGATCGCTTGAACCATCCAGTCGATCAGGTCGGCGCCGGTGGCCGCGTTCTTGGTCAGCGTGGTGACGTCGATGTTGGCGATTCGGATCACGTAACGCCAGTCACGCACGGTCAAGCCGCAGAACCAGCTGAAGTGGGTGCGGTAGCCTTCGTAGCGGCCGCCAGCGGCGTCGAACAGGGTTTCCTGCTTGGTCTCGCCCTGCTTGAGGCCGGCAG